TTAAGAATTAATTACTTTGCTTTCGATGGGCTGGGGCATATGTGGGGCATTTCTGTTCATAATTGCAATTTGGTCTTTGTCGTTTTCTTTCATCCAAGCTCCATAAACGTCATAGATCATCTTTGCTGATGAATGCCCCATTTGTGTAGCTATGAATGCAGGATTTGCTCCAGCAGACAACATCCAACATGCATAGGTGTGCCGTGTCTGATAGGATTTCCTATGCCTGACTCCTGACCTTTTAATTAAAGCACCCCATATTCCGTTAAATCCACCGGGAGAGTAGTGCTTCGTTTCAAGACCGTTTCTGGCGACAACACTAGGCTGAAAAACGAATGTGCATGAGTCTTCTCTATATTTACCATACTCGCGCATCTCTACGTTTACTATTTCTGGTGAGGTCATACGTGTTAATGACATCTGCTCTCTTAGGCTCTCATATACTGGATCCAGCATATGAATTACTCTATCTGTGCTTGAAGGGGTTTTTGGCAATGAAAAGTCACCTATATTAGAAATATTTCTTTTTACTGTAATAGTTCGCTCTATAAAGTCTATGTCCTCATATGCTAGAGCGCAGAGTTCCCCCGGTCTTAATCCTGTGTAAACAGATACAATTAACATATTTTTTGCTTGAATGTTTCTTGTAGCGTTAAGCAACCTAGGGAACTCTTCTTTTGTAATTGGGTCTGGTACAGCTCTTGATTTTTTAAGGTTTTTTATTGATGATAGAACATTGGTTTCAATATATTTATTCTCAGCTGCGAAACAAAAAATACAATTAAGTATCTTCATATAGTTATTAACTGTAGATACGCTTCTGCCAATTTTACTCACTCTATTGACTGGTTCTATGGTTGGCGAGGTAAGCATTTTATTTCTTACTGATAATATATCCTCCAAATTAAATAGATTTATCATTTTATTTTTATCAATAAAGAAAAACAAAACATTCACTATTGATTTGTAAGCTTCAAACGTACTGACTGCAACCTCTATTCTTTTAAGCTCGACCCACTTATTAGCAACATATCCAAATGTCACATTTTTATTGCTAATTGATTTTTCATTGCAATTTTTTGATTCAGGGAATTCAACCGAGTAATCAAAAGCGCCAGTTTTTATTTTGTAGCAGATGGCTGTCCTTAGCTCGCCTGCTAACTTTCTGTTTTTGGGTGTATCAGGTATTCCAAGAGTTTCCCTCACTCTCTTTCCTTTGTATGTAAATGATATACGAAGGCTTTTACCATGCACTTCAACACCTGTTGGGTATTTTATTTTCATAATGCACCTATTGAGGTTGTGAGTTTCTTTGCTTCTCGATCCAGTTTATGATCGCCTCATGATTGTACATGCATTCTGAATTTTCTTTAGGGCTTCCGTCCGGTGAAATGTGAAGATATTCCCTGCCAGCAGCCCAAGACTTTTTCCGTGCTGATTTGATTGTTCCTGATCGCATGCCAGTAATCATCATAAGCACATCTTCAGTAACCCACTTACTCGGATTTAGAAGAACAACATTATCCATTATTAATCTCCTTATCTATGCTATTGACGTACCAAGTTAGCCACATGATTGGTGGAAACATTTTATGTTCTTTTGTGAGTGTTAATTGAAACTTCGAAAGGTAATCTTTAAGTATTGCGGTGCTTTGTTTATCGCTGAGCTTTTTGAGTTGTTTTAATTTGTCACGACATTCACGTGCTATCTTTCGGCGTCCGTTTTCAAGCGTCACATCATCCATTTTTCCGCTTATATTGCTCATCATCATCTCCGCAATCTTTACTGCAATATGCGCTATTTGGTGCTGCTGGCATTTCTTCGCACCAGATGCACATTCCATTTATTGATTTAATTACTGGCTGGCGATTTGATAATGCGGCTTGAATGTGTAATTGTTCTAATTTGTTTGCTTGGTCGATAATATCCATAATTCACCTATGCTATTTTCCATTCATTAATAAATAAACTTCCATGGCAATTCGATAATAATTATCACCGTTAATTTCTATGCAATGATTGTTAAATTGACGAGCTGACCAAGTATTATTAACTCGTACCATGCTAATACCATTCTCAAGAATAATAGGCATTGCGTCGGCTGGATAATTACATGGATTAAACTTCTGCGTCTGACCATTATTAAACTTTCTAAAAATAGTTTGTTCTTTTTCGAAGTAAACATATCTATTCTTAGTGTCCATTTCTGCTATTCGTCTATTAATCTCGAAGTCAGATAGTCCGGTGTGTTTATTCATTGATTAACTCCAAAACGTATGGTTTAAACGCATGTTCAGCGCCTTCTAATTCACAGAAAACATAAAGAGAATGAACAAAGGTTACAGTAAATATTTTGTCTTTATTGTTAATGTATTTACTTGATTGCTTGAGTATTACTTTATCGCCGACTTTAAATTTCATTCTATTTTCTCCATCTTATCCCAACCTAATAAATCAGCGGCGGCATTAAAGTTATCGACATAATAGTTGTAATCCCTGTTGTATCTAGAACCTACCACATTGTAATAACCTTTATACGCTTCAATAAACCAAGATATTTTAGCTTGATATTCTGATGCTAATTCCTCTAGTAAATCCTTTGGCACTTGAATTAATTCATCTTCCACGAATCACCTCACCACAAACTATCTCAACATCCCGCACCTGCATTATCTGCATAGCACGGCTCTCGCATTCTTGCTGTGTGTATATTTGCTCTGTAACAGGCATAGCAGAACCCTGTATTAGCATGAGTAATACATATCCGATTATTTGCATGGTTATTTATCTAGGCGGTAGAGTGGAATATTAATTTTATCGATACAGTCTTTATATAAATAACAAACTCGACCATGTTCAAGGTCAATAGATTCAGCGTTATNAATATANCCAACAGGCTCCAAGNTATTAATTAAACTCTCNCGTGATGCTTGCCATACATCGAATAGATTTATCGTTGATGATTTATTCTTACTGCGCCACTCTTCAAATTGCTGCCTTGATTTATCCATCACTCCACCTTTTTAAGCTCAATTACCCACGNCCATTCGTTATTTNTCCANCTACNAATGCCATATATNGATGACCATAATTCTTTGAATGCATTTTTTGCGGTTATATATGGCTGATTGATGTTTGGAATATAAAATCCCACTAACCAGTTGCCTTCATTTCCATAACGACCAGCTTTTATTCCTTCAGCTATCGCATCGCTAGGTGATATTTCTTGAATCTGTTGCAACCAAACATCAGTAATNTCAATTTTCCCTTTGATATTACCGTCCTTNTCNGCAGNGNTGATNATGTCGCCAANCTCACCATATGGGCAATCAACATCAACAAAACCATGCCTCCATGCTGCACATACTTGCTC